GTCCTTTCTAAGTCTAAGTTCTTCACTAAGAAGGATATGATTCCTACTTCCATTCCAGTCATTAACGTGGCTTTGTCTGGACGTTTCGACGGTGGCTTGACTCCAGGTCTTACTATGTGGGCTGGTCCATCGAAGCATTTTAAAACAGCGTTCAGCCTTTTGATGGCTAAGGCTTACTTGGACAAATACGATGATGGTGTTGTTCTGTTCTATGATTCTGAGTTTGGTACTCCTCAGTCCTACTTTGATGCTTTCGGTATTGATACTGAACGAGTTATTCACACACCGATCACCGACATCGAACAATTGAAGTTCGACGTTATGGCTCAGTTGAAAGAAATCAACCGTGGCGATCACGTGATTATCGTTATTGACTCTATCGGTAACTTGGCTTCTAAGAAAGAAGTCGAAGACGCTTTGGATCAAAAGTCAGTCGGTGATATGACCCGTGCTAAACAAATGAAGTCTTTGTTCCGTATGGTTACACCTCACTTGACTATCAAAGACATTCCTATGGTAGTTGTTAACCACACCTACATGGAAATCGGTATGTTCCCTAAAGCCATCGTTGGCGGTGGAACTGGCGCTTATTACTCTGCTGACAATATCTTCATCTTGGGTCGCCAACAAGAAAAAGACGGTACTGAAGTCGTCGGCTACAACTTTATTATCAACGTTGAAAAATCTCGTTATGTTCGCGAAAAATCTAAAATCCCTGTTTCCGTATCTTTTGATGGCGGTATTAGCAAGTGGTCTGGTCTACTTGATCTTGCACTCGAGTCAGGACACGTTATCAAGCCTAGCAATGGTTGGTATTCGAAAGTAGACATGGAGACTGGCGTAGTTGAAGACAAGAAGTATCGTATCAAGGATACAGATACCAAAGACTTCTGGCTACCTCTGTTGACTCAAAAGTCGTTCTATGAGTTTGTGAAAACAAAATACTCAGTGGGTCAAATCGAGATGGTTCAATCCGATGACTTGGATAAAGCCCTCGAAGAATTGGAATTCGACGAAGATGCTTAAAGACTACGAAGTCTTGGAAGAAACTTCCAAAGGTCAACACTTAATAAAGTTGACTTCTGGAGTTTTTTCAGGTATAATTTACTCTTACGGTGCGGTTTCTTTTGAGGAAGGAACCGATGAAGCCAAGATGAAATTCGACTACGATGTCCATACGGGTATTGTAGTTGACACTAAAGATTTTGAACAAGTGATTGGTAATGTGCTTATTGATATTCTCACTGAGCAACTTGCCAAGAACGAGATAGTATATACAGGCGGCATTGATGAGAATAGAACAACAGATTCTGAGTAACCTTATGTTTGATGAAGCGTATTGCCGAAAGGTAATTCCGTTTCTGAAGCGTGAGTATTTCTCGGATCGTAAAGAGTCGGTGATCATGACCCAGATCGTTGACTTCTTCAACAAGTATAACAAGCCTCTTACTCCAGAGATTCTGAGTATTGAGGTGAGTAATGCTAAAGGTGTCACTGATAAAGAAGTCGGTGATATCGGCACGTACATTAAAGAGACTCTAGTACAAGCTCCAATCAACCAAGACTGGTTAGTTGAGAACACTGAGAAGTTCTGTAAAGACCGTGCCGTGTACCTTGCTATCATGGGTGCTATTAAAATCTACGAAGGTAAAGACGGTACTCATACCCCTGATGCTATCCCTGCTTTAGTGTCTGACGCCCTCGCTGTGTCGTTCGACTCCAGCGTTGGTCACGATTACCTTGATGACTTCGCTTCACGTTATGACTACTATCACCGTGTTGAAGAGAAGATTCCGTTCGACTTGGATATGTTTAACAAAATCACTAAGGGTGGTTTGTCCAAGAAGACTCTGAATATCTGTTTGGCTGGTACTGGTGTTGGTAAGTCCCTGTTCATGTGTCACGTTGGCGCTTCCTGTTTAGTGCAGGGAAAAAACGTTCTATATATTACTATGGAAATGGCAGAGGAACGAATCGCTGAACGTATTGACGCGAACTTGTTGAACCTGTCCATGGATGAATTGAAGGTTGTTGATAAAGATATCTACGAGAGCCGTATTCAAAAGCTGGTTAAGAAGACTCAAGGTAAACTGATTGTTAAAGAATACCCCACTGCTTCTGCTCACGCTGGTCACTTCCGTGCTTTGCTGGAAGAACTAAAACTGAAACGTGACTTTGCTCCAGATATCATCTTTATTGACTATCTAAATATTTGTTCCTCTCAGCGTATGAAGCAAGGTGGTTCGGTTAACTCCTACACTTACGTTAAAGCTATCGCTGAAGAACTCCGTGGATTGGCAGTTGAATATAATGTACCGATTGTATCTGCGACTCAGACTACTCGTTCAGGTTACACTAACAGTGACCCAGGACTTGAAGATACTTCTGAATCGTTCGGTTTGCCTGCCACCGCTGACTTTATGTTTGCGTTGGTTTCTAATGAGGAACTTGAGCAGTTGAACCAGATTATTGTTAAGCAATTGAAGAACCGTTATAACGATCCGTCATATTTCAAGCGATTCGTTATCGGTGTTGATAGAGCTAAGATGAAACTATATGATGTTGAAGCCTCTGCTCAAGAAGGATTATCTGACGCTGGTCATGTAAAAGATGATAAGCCATTATTTGATAAGAGCGATTTTGGATCACGTATGAAAGAAAGCCAACGTGATTTCCAAGGGTTTAAGTTTTAAGGAGAAGAGAAATGAGTGAAGTTAAAGTTGTTGTTTTGGATGCGCCTGATGTTACACCTCGTTCCGATTTGATCGGTACTTGGCTAGACGAGAGTCACTACCATACTTTGGTACAATCCGATATGGACTTGTACTTGCCGCCTAAGTGTGCCACTGAGATTGGCTCTGAAGATTGCGACAAAGCATGCGGTAACTGTACTAAAGCGTTGAACGAACAGAACATTGTCTTCAAGTTCCGTAAGAACTACTTCTCTCCTGAGATGGTTAAGTCTGCCTACGAAGGTCTACGCGACGCAGCTGTTGAAACACAGAACCGTGGCATCGCCGCTGGTCCACGTGGTGAGAAACTTCTGGGTCGCGATTGGGTTACGGCTTATCAGTGGGAAGTTCTAGAAGCGTTCCAAAAAGGTAAAGCCAACTTGACTGGTGACGATCCTATCGAAGCAATCAAAGCTAAGTTCGCTGAGAACAAAGACGTTATGTCTAACCGTTCTCAAGTATGGCTCCGCGACTCTGTAGCTGACCAAAACTTCCAGTTCGATGACTGGGTTGAGAAGGCTCGTCGTATGGAACCAGCCGCTGCTTCTGATGAAGCTAAGTGGGTTGAAAGCGAATTGATTTCCAAGACAACTTACGCTAACCCTGTTAACTCAGGTATCGCTGGTTGGTATGATCGCTATCCACGTATCCCTTACGGTCGTGCTACATCATACACTGAAAAGAACCCAGAGAAGTTTGCCAAGTCATATCCATACTTGAAGCACCTAGCCAAAGCGTTCAAGGAAATGTTGCCATGGCGTTATGGTAACCAGAAAGCCGCTGCCGATAAAATCGACCAACGCTTCTTGGTTCCTGATACTCCTTTCTCAACTATCACCGTGAACCGTAACTTCCGTACAGCGGCTCACTATGACCCTGCTAACATGGATAACGGCTTCGCTAATATCTGCGTGTTTAGTAACTCTGATTCATACAAAGGTGCTTATCTTGTTTTCCCTGAAATTGGTTATGCTGTTGACGTTCGTCCAGGTGATTTACTGTTTGTTAATAATCAAGCTGGTCTTCACGGCAATACTGAGTTGATCCTCGAAGATCCTACAGCTGAACGTATCTCTATCATTGCGTTCTTCCACGAAGGTATGTTGACGTTGGGTACTAAGGAATACGAAGACGCTCGCAAGGCATTCGTTGACCAATGTAAGAATGACGTGAACCACAAATACTATCGCCCTCGTTTCAACGGTGTGTATCCAGGAATGTGGGAAAGTAAAGAGTGGTACGACTACTGCGAGAAAGCTGTCGGTCGTGAGCAACTTATGAAGAACCACCCTGAAGCAGCTGCTGGTTCACTAGACGAGTTCTTCTCCTAATGTGTGCCGTGATCGGAGCTGTCCTTAAGCAACCTAGTTTTAAGGACTTTGAAGCCCTACGACGTGTGTTCCTTGAATCTAAAATTCGAGGGATGCACGCTACTGGTATGTCTTTTCTCCCGCACTGGTCTGATAAGATTATCACTATCAAGGATGCTCTCCCCGCTGATGAGTTTATCGAGTTGCATTTACATAAAGACAACTTCAAAGATCTACTCAACAAGGATGGTAACTTGTACCTAATCGGTCACTGCCGCTACTCGACATCTGATCTACAGTTCAATCAACCTATCTACAACGAAGAAACTTCAGTGGTGCATAACGGTGTTATCACTCAAGCCCTTCCTGAAGACTGGGAGAAGTTGTACGGTTACAAGTGTGAAGGTCGTAATGATACTGAGTTACTTCTACATTCATTGGCTGATCACTCACCTTTGAATCATTGGAAAGACGCATCACTGGCTGTTTGCGAACTAAGCGTCAATAAGACTTTGCGAGTGTATCGCAATGGCAAACGACCTTTATATTTGACTACAATGGCAAATGGTAGTATAATTACTTCAACGGCAGATATTCCTAAACGTGCGGAGTTGTTTCTCCCAACCATGGAAATTCCCATGAATACATATATTACCTTCAATAGCGATTTGACTATGGAAATGAAGGCTGTACATATACCTGATGCGAAAGACCTACAACATGGACAAACTGATAGTTTACATCCCGACGCTAAAGCGTGAAGGGAAACAATATACTCTGGAGTCAATTCCAGATCGATGGAAAGACCGAGTATTCTTGGTCTGCCCTAAAGATGAGAAACACGATTGGCCAAATCGTGTAGATGTTCCCGAAGAGTGTATCGGAAATATCGGTAAGACCCGTCAATGGATTTTGGAGCAAGCTCCGACTTCTTTGGTGGGTCAATTTGATGATGACTTGACATTTTACAAACGCGATGAAACAATTAAAACTAAAAACCACAAACAAGCCGACTGCGGAGAGTTTCTTGACCTTATGGAACAATGGCTCCAAAGCGGTGACGTATTCTGCGGGTTGTCTAATTCTTTCATGTCTCACAATAATGACTCTGAATACTTCTACGGTAAGCCCAGTCATTCTTCCTTCGTCAACAGAGACTATCTGGCGGAAAAAGGAATCAGATACGACGCCATGAGATACTTCGAAGACTTCCACGTACCTTTGGCTGTACTGGAATCTGGTAAGCAGCTTCACTATACTGGTGAACATATTGCCGTCGAAAAGAAAGCCAACGCTGAAGGTGGATGCTCTACTACTCGTACTGCCGCCAATAACCGTGAAGCAATGTTCCGACTTCAAGAGCTACACCCTAAGTATGTAACCTTGAAAGAAGAGGAAGGTGCTAAGAACCAATCCCTCGAAGTCGGTGTTAAAATGAGAATCGCCTTTGCTAAGGCGCACAAAGATAATGTAAAGAATGGGGAGACACTCGATGGGTTTTTCAACTGATAAGTGGAGTTATGGCGTTGAGCTTGAGTATGGTAACTGTGATCGCCGTATTCTAGAATTACCAGATGGCGCATCATGGAACTCTTTGGATAATACCTGTGTGAGTTCTACTGGTATTGCTAACGACCCTCAAGGTAAGTTGTATCACTTCGGCGGAGAGATTAACACTCGCCCTACATTTAACATCGACGAACAAGTTGAGCACATCGCTAAGATCAATAAGTTCCTCCGTGAAAATGGACCAGCGCCGATTGTTAATTATCGTAGCAACCTTCATATTCATATTCGAGTCCCAGGTCTTAACACAAACCTGAAGATGTTGAAGCAGGTTCTGAAGTACGTTCATACGTATCAACAACAAGCCTTTGATATCGTGGAGTCTATTCCAGTTCCTGATCCAAAGACTATACCTCCGCTTCAGTATGAGTGGGCTAAGAAGCGTATGAATCGTCGTAAGACTTCTCACCAACACAAACTTCCTCAGGCTCGTTATGAAGCTATGATGGCTGCTACAACTCCAGAACAATTCTGGCACGAGCATGCCCATAAAGACGCCAAAGGAAACCCTGCTTGGTTCCAATGTCCACGTGCTGGTATTAACCTACGTCAACTGTTCGAAGAAACTAACACAATCGAGTTCCGTCACTTCCCAGGAACACTAAAGGCTGGCGAAATGCGTTCAGCTATTAACTGGTGCCGTGATTTCTTGGACTTGGCTATTCACGATGATGACGCAGCTCCCGTTGAATTATTGAATGGTAATAAATACACATTCCCTGACTTCCAACCATATGAGTTTGAGACTGAGCAAGTATATCAATTTACAAACTTCGATAAAAACTCTCGCAAGGTTGTAAACGATCGCTTGACTTTAATTCGAGAATCAGTTAAAATTGATGATATGGATACTCCTTCTACAGAAACATATAAACGTATTTTGGAACTCAGTGAATGAAAGTTTTGTTCGTTTGTCACGGTAACGTGAATCGTTCGGCAGCTGCTGAGATTATTGCTAAGCAAGACTTCCCTGATTGGGAAGTTAAGTCGTGTGGTTTGAAAACCACAAACGGTAAAATCACTGCCAAGAAAATGCGCGATGTTCTAGTTGATTCTGGATATAAGACTGAAGGTATTCGCTCATCAATTATCACTCAAGAGTTAGTTGATTGGGCGGATCATATTTTCTACATGGATGACGCAAATGAAAAGCGTTTCGTTGAACAGTTCGGAGAAGTGTCCAAGGCTCAAAAGTTGTCTAACCTAATTCCAGGAGTTAAAAAGATTCCTGACCCAGCTTTCGCTGAAGGTAATAGTATGCATATTGAAGTGATTAACCTTATTAAGTTGGCGTTGAATAAATGGACTACAGGCTAAAAGAAAATAGACGAGAAGCCTTCATTCGTTGGTATGCTTGGTCGTTACAGTATAATGATTGTGACCCCGCTGTTTGGGCTACAAACTATCTGAACAAACGATTCGAGCATAACTCTGAACAGAAGCTATGGCTCGCTTGGTTATACGGTAACACGTATCAATTACCCACTGCTTGGGTTTTGATGAATGAGTTTCCTGATTATGAACTAGCCACAGTTGATCGTATGACTCAGTGGAATACTGCCAACTACAAACGTCTACGTTATCAAACTGACACAAAGTGGAACAAGGGTCATCTACCTGCCATGTTTGAGTCTTATCAGAAATTTATCGGCAAAGGAAGCCAACGTGAAAAACTCGAATCGTACTACGGAGACAATGAGGCTCAAAACTTTGATGCGTTGTGGGACGTACTTAAAGGAAACCTTCATAAATTTGGGCGTTATTCCACTTGGTTTTATTTACAGCATCTCAAGCATACTGCTGGTATTCGTATTGAGCCTACTTCTCTTATGCTGGATGATTTTGATGGTTCCCGTTCTCATCGTAATGGATTACTTCTTGCCATTGGCCAAGATAACGATATTGATCGAAGACTCGATGGAAGAGAGTATGAGGATCTTGAATCACATAGCCGCAGCATTATATGCGAAATGAAGACTAGGTTTCCTGACCTGATTAGTCAGATTGACTACTTCACTATGGAAACCTGCCTGTGTTCTTTCAAGAAAATCTTCAGAGAGAAACATGGACGATATTTGAGCTATTACCTAGACCGTCAAGCTGAAGAAGTTCTAAAGGCTGAAGGTGATGAGTGGAATGGTATTGATTGGGAAGTTCTATGGAACTCCCGTACAGAAACTATTGACACTCGACTAGATCATAAGAATGGCGTTGATAAAGAACAGTTTACCAAATTCATCCGCAGTGGTAAGCTGGAAAGACTTGAGTGGATGTTTGATGATGAACAACCCGTGTTGGTTGGATTGGAGATGTTTTAATGGGTGAATTAGACGATTTAACAAATGCATATAACGTAATCGCAAATGGTCTCGGTGGACATACAATATCAATCGCCAACTCGGCAATTACTAATGCTGCTATGTCTGGTATCTCTGCGGCATCTACAAGTGTAGTTAAAAGTTCAGTTGTTGATCATATCTTAGATAAATATGAACTCAACCGTGTGGCTGTTGACCATAAGGTTACTGAAGCTGAGATTATGAAGTTGAAGGAAGTCGCTCCAGACTACGTCAACGAAATCAAAGAAAAGATTGCTCGCGAAATGGCTCGCGATATTATAAAGAAGACTACCTTCAC